TTTACAGCCATGTATGACGCTATACGGGTATCACATATAGCGGCGAAGAACTCAAAGGCAAGACAAGCTGTTGAGAAGATGGAGAACGCTTTGTCTTTTGCCAATAAGAATGAAGGTATATTCAACGGGCAAAACAAATCAGAAATTCTTGATACGTTAAACAATTATCTTTTTGCAGAAACCACAGGCATGAAGGCTGGGGTATCAAGGGATACCATAAGAAACAACGCCGAAAGACAGCTTAAAGAAGTTGACGATATTATTGCTAAGAACGCACCTAAAAGTTTGTTTGGCGGCAAGAAAAACTTAAGTCTTTTTGATGGTGCAAAAGAGCTGCGTGATCATATTGATAGTTTGAGCGGCTCTGTAAGAAGTATTTTAGATGATTCACTTCTTCCTGAAGAGTCAAAGCAAGCCTTGATTGATACCATTGGTAATAACGAAACATTCTACGGAATGCGTTTGTATCGCGCTTTAGATGATGTGAATTACAAACCAACAATTGAACAAGAAGCTTTAGCTGTTGATGAACTGGTTAAGTCTAGCGCAGGACTTGATGAAGCTTCTAAGTTAAATTCTAATCAAGCAAAAGAATTGCTAAACAGTATGATGCAAAGCGATTTTAACAACGCTGCCATGAAGCCTAAAGATGTTGTTGATCCACCAACTTTGAATGGTGTATCTCAAGGCATGCTTAAAAATAGGCGGTTAGATACTTTACCTGCAGTTAGAGACTTTTTAGGTGAGTACACTGGCGCTAAAGATGTGGTCGCTAGGTTCAAGCCTGAACGCATAAGAGCACGAGATGTTGCAGAGCAAGAGGCAGGTCTTCGCACCAAGATGGTTGAGACTGTTGATGTTATGTCAAAGCACATAGCTAAAGCCGACTATTACAAAAACCTTATTAATTACAACAACAAGCTTGGAGATCGTAAGTTTATCTTTGATAGCTTGCCTCCCAATGCTCGTGTTGGTGAATACTCTAAGATAGGGTCAGAATCTTCTAACCCTTTAAGTGAAATATCAGAGGGTCAGATATCTAGGTTTGGTCCGCTTGCTGGCAAGTATATAAAGAACGAGTACAAAGCTGCCCTTGAAGGTGGTGCTGATATTTTTGATTTAGCCAAAGGGGGCATACCGCTTTACTCGACGTTCCTAGGCTTGAAGGGTTTGTCTCAAATAGCTAAAACAGTTTACAGCCCAATCACCCAGATAAGAAACGCGACAACAGCCAGCTTCTTTGCATTGGCTAATGGTAATGTCGGCAACTCAAAAGCTTTGGCAAATTCTGTATCAACTGTATTCAGTAATTTAAACCAAAGATTGACTGGGCCAGGTAAAAGCAACGCCACTCTTGCGGAAAGACAAGAGTATTACAATGACCTTATTGATTTAGGTGTTGTTAATACTAACGCCAAAATTGGTGAGTTTGAATCGCTCATGAGTGATGCGGCAGAGGGTACTGGAATTGGTTCTGGGCTTGGCAAAGCCATGTTCAAAAAAACCCAAGGGCTACAAAACAGTTTTGCTGCAAAGCTTTATCAAGCGTCTGATGATGTGTGGAAAACATACAGTTATGAAATGGAGCTTGGTCGGCTTGAAAATGTGTTTGGTAAAAACCCTAATGCATCAATAGCTGTATCTGACCCAAGAAACTTTACAGAGTTTGGGCCGGTCATAAGGGCTTCTGAATTAACTGAAGAGCAACTAAAGCTTGCGATGAAACGTGAAGCTGCAGAGATTGTCAAAGACACCGTTCCTAACTACTCTCGCGTTCCAGAGTACATTAAAAGGCTAAGGCAAATGCCGTTTGGTAACTTCGTTGCCTTCCCTGCTGAGATGATCAGGACCAGCTTGAACATTCTTGGTCGAAGCATTAAGGAGTTAGCAAGCGAGTCTCCAGAGATTCGTGAAATAGGTATGAGGCGCTTAATGGGCCTAACATCTGTGAACGTAGCAATACCAACTTCTTTGGTTAAAGCAGGAACAATTTTAACTGGCGCAGATCAAGAACAGATAAATGCTTACAAGCGTTCTATGGCGGCTGATTGGGATAGAAACTCTACGTTAATACCTGTGGCTACAGATAAAAATGGCAAGGTTACCGACTTCTATAACTTCTCGTACACCAATCCTTATAATTACATTACCCGTCCAGTAGCGGCTGTGTTTAACGCTGTAAATAATGGGATCACCAAAGAAGAAGATCTAACAACAATAGCTTTTAAAGCCAGCTTGGGAGAAGGCGGTGCTGCTAGAGAGTTTTTCTCGCCATTTATGAGTGAGGCAATTGTTTCAGAAAAGGCTCTTGACATACTTAGAAATAATACAAACTTCAATAGGCCGGTTTGGAGGGAATCAGACACGTTAGGTACAAAGTTTGGTAAAGGCTTTGCTCATTTTGCAGATGGTATTATGCCTGGAGTTAGTCCAGTAGATATAACAACGGGGTCAGATTCGTTTTTGCCTTTTTCTTTAGATGTCAGAATGAAAGACTTTCCTAGAGCAGTTGCTTCTGCCGCTTTAGGGGATGAACGCCTTGGCGTAAGCAAACAAGGCTATAGGTTAGATGGAGCGCAAGAATTTACAGAGGCTTTGACGGGCGTTAAAAGCATAAAGCCAAGAGTTGATAGAGTCCTTTATTATCGCGCTCTTGAGGCTGGAAGAAACGTAAGAGATGCGGCTGGCATATTTAACGAAGTGGCGAAGCAGCGAGGAAGTGTTGATGCGGAGGCAACGACTCAAGCATTTATAACGTCAAACGAGCAGCGTTTTAAATCCTTGCGTGATTTAAACATGGCCATTGAAGATGCCAAAACCCTTGGGCTTTCTACAAAAGACATTGTTGTTTCTTTAAAAAAAGCAAAGACACCCAATCTTGGGATGGTTATGGCAGGAAAGTTTAATGCATTTTTTCCAAGCAGCGAAACCATTGCAGAAGCTTTGAGAGGCAATGAAAACAAACTTGCTAATCCTTTAGACTTTGAATCAATTGGCCAACAATTTGGTGAGTTTCAAGGTAAAGATTTCAGACCAGAAGCTGCAGCCGAAGCACAAGCTGCACAACAACTTGCGGCTCAACCCCCTGCACAGGCACAGCCTGCGGCTCCAATGCCCCCAGCACAGGCTGGCACACCGCCTGGGCCACCTCAAGCAGGCGCTCCTGTACCACCGGCACCGCCTCAGTCACTCTTTGACCGTGGCATAGATGCCTTGAAGCAGGTAGAGTTAAACAAACTCATGGGCATAGATTAATTTGATCCCTCAACGCGCACCGAAAAAGAGTAAGTACTTCGCCAAGAAGACTGAGTACGATGGCATCATGTTCGACTCAAAGCTTGAGGCGGCACGCTACAAGATACTTAGGCGTTACGAAGATGCCGGTGAGATCTCTGATCTAGAGGTACAGGTAGACTTTCCCTGCATAGTCACAGTAGATGGTGAAGACAAAAAGATCTGCTCATACGTTGCAGACTTCCGCTACAAGCGCGATGGTGAGGTGGTGGTAGAAGATACTAAGGGTATGATCACCCAAGTATTCACGCTCAAGAAGAAGCTTGTTGAGGCGCTATACCCAGGGACCAAGATACTGATTGTTAAAGACCCACGCGCCTGGGACTAAAACCCAGGCGTGCTCTCATCCATGTTGTCATAGTAGCTGCCTGGAAACTCAGCCCTAATCTTCTCGCCCTCGATCATCATCTGGGTATTGAAGTTAGTCTTAGATAGCTCCCGCATCTCTGCGCTACTGTACTCATACTCAGCCCCCTCTGGGCCTTTGCCATTGAAGAACTCCAAGATACCTGCTCGATAAGCCATGCCGTCAGGCGTGCTTCTCTCAGGCATATGGTCTGCGTTGACCAGTGCAGGTATCCACATATGCTTTTCGCATCCAATACGCTGCTCATCAAGCGAGAGGGCATGGTTTCTCTTCTTGCACAACCACACCGCACCATTGGAGTTAGTAAGCGGCTTCACATGCACACAGTTCCTGCAGTTGCCTGACTCAGGTAGCCGCCGACCATAGTAGATGTCTTTGTACACACTAGGCTCATTCTTCATACGCCAATCTTTCTCTGAGCGGCGAGTGCTGGTGTCTGGCCTATCGCTGCAGATGATGCGTTCAGCTTTCTCTTGAGCACGCTCCCAGATTTGTGGCTTGTAATCGATGATTTCAGAGTATATCTCGCTGTTGTTTTTGTTCATCACTACAGCCATACACTTGGTTAGACCAAGCGCGCCCATGTAAGCATGGATCTGCACACGATATGAATCGCTCCAGTCCTCGTAGCTTTGTAGCTTAACTAGTTCTTTAAACCGCTTGTCGTTGGCGCTCTTGACCTCCATGAGAAGAACAACCTCTTCATCAGGGGGTGGCAGTACGCCCTTGAGAAGGCCATCACAGGAGCCTGCGAAGTGACCGCCAAGGAACGATGCCCTGAACTGGTTACCATCTGCATCATGCGAGGCTATAGATATAATCCCAGTGTCGCGGATGTTATCTACGATCTGGTCCTCGATGCGGTTGCCCAAGTCAAACAAGCGCAGCATCCTGCCGCCGAATGTAGATGGTAAGCACCAGCGGAATCCCATCCACTGTCGGTACTCATCATCATCTCCTATGCCACTGAACCCTAGGTGTCCACGGTTACGGCCTTCCTTTGCGGCAATGGCTTCATCGATCTTTTCAAAAATGGACGCTGATAACATTCCAGTATTTCCCCTCTTTTCTTACAGTGATTTGTTTAATGTGATTCATATTGTTCTGGACGTTCACTTGATGCACAGCCCAGTCAATGTCTGCAGGGCATTTGTACTGCTTGGTCAACGCCCTCCACTTCTTCTCTGCCATCATCCCAGCCTTACCCCTCATGCCCAGCATGATCGGCATACTCTGCGGCCAATACTCACCAGGCGTTGAGAACATGACGTTAAGGTATTCATTGCCACTCTTCGATACCTTTTTCTCAGCAGTCACATAGTCAATGTCTTTAATCTTCTCTAACTTCTCAGCGGGATCTTCTAGTTCATCTGATAAGACAGAACCTGCGGCTGCTTGCCTGGATGTGGCGGCATCCTTCTCTTCTTCCATCGCGCTTATCAGTAGTTGCTGCTCTTTCACCATCTGCTTCACACGATCAGCGCCACACTCAACACAGGTGTATACATCGTTGTCGTTCACACCTACACACTCATCGCAGATCCATATCTTGGGAGTCTTGCTCTCTTCCTTCTCAGGCGTTGGTGGCTTGGCAGTATCGATACACCCGTGGCGCTGCATGTTTTCGCCATAGTCCAGTAGCATGCAGTCTTTCTTGTCTCCCCATGTACGCATGCCTCGACCACAGATCTGTATGTACAGGCCAAGCGATTTAGTGGGCCTGAGTAGTGCTATGCAGTCAGTTCGCGGGGCATCCCATCCCTCAGTGAGAACAGCTACATTACATAGCGCGTTGATCTTGCCGTCCTCAAAACGCTCAAGGATTTCTTCTCGCTCTGCTTGTGGGGTTTCCCCCGTCACTACAGCGGCCTCAATGCCTGCTTGCTGCAGGTACATGCACATCTTATTGGCATGGTCTACGGTGATACAGAAGAACACACTGCTTAGTCTGCCCTTGCTGTACGCCTTGTCTATCCAGTCATTGATGATGGCCAGCATGGTCTGATCTTCCATGGCAAGCTTGGCAATGTCGGACTCACGATAGTCGCCACCTTTGAACTTGACCCGCGCAGTAGATGCATCGATCACGGCATCATCTGCTACTTGGAATGCAGACAAGCGACAGAGATAACCTTGCTTGATCATCTCAGGTATACCTACCTTGTAAGCTACGCCTGAGAAGAAGTGATCATCTAGGCCATAGATAAAGCCTTGGCCCATGCGAAATGGTGTAGCTGTTACGCCTAGAATCTTAGGCTCAATCCATTGTTCATCATCAAAGTGTTGAAAGATCTTGCGGTAACGTGTCTTTGGATCTGGCGCAACGTGGTGGGCTTCATCAACAATGATGTAATCGAAGTGACCGCTAGACCCCAAACGCTTTGGTGTGGCCAAGGTGTCACGGCTGGCGATAACAATACGGGCATCTACTTCAAACTGGTTAAGTCCAGCAGCCACAATGCCTGACGGGGCGCATGACCAAACTTTCTTGAGCTTGTCATCTGCCTGTGACACAAGCTCTTGCCGGTGTGCCAAAATTAAAACCCTGCAATCAGGCTCTCGTTCAAACAACTGCTTGATCAGGTTAGCAAAGACTACAGTCTTGCCAGCACCTGTGGGTAGGACGATCAGTGGGTGCGTGTCTTGGGTTTTAAACCAGTGCAGCGCAGCATCAATAGCTTCTTCTTGATAGTATCTTAACTTCATTAGTGACATACCACTGGTTCTAATTGATCTTCAATTTGCTTCAGGGTTGTTAATAAGAAAGGGCTTAAGAACTCAATGCGCTCATTAGCTATGAGGTAAGTGGCTGCATAGATCATCATGGTTTCTGCAAACACATCAGGATCTAGATCATCTGCAATACCTGCCATGTTCTTAATAAGTTCAAGGGCGTACTGGTATTCTTCGTTTGCACCAGGCATTTCAATTTCAAATTCTTCATTCATTTTACAATAGCTCCATGAGCATTAACGCCTTCGGCATACTCTTCACAATTTAAACAATAGAACCCCTCGCCTAGATCGTACTCAAGGTCGGGCTTGTAACAGTCTGTGCAATACAACTGCCCCTCATTTAGGTGAGCAAGCGCCTCGCACACTGGGCAAGATTCATGGGTAGACCATCCAGTTGGTGAGTCACAGTCTTCATACTCATCAGACTCTATCTCTACATCAGGATGCTTATCACAGAACTCTGCGTCCTTTACGTTCCACGGGGCGGCAGGGTCTGATGACTCTACCTTTTCGCGTGTTAGTTCA